ATGATTAGTATCACGCAACCCGTCTACACTGAATATAACTGCGCCTTTGTTATTAATAACATGAGCAAGCTCTGACCACCATTCAACACTCTTTGCTCCGGCGTTGGTATTCATACTTAACCACATTGTAGGATTATGTAGTCTAAAGTATTTGAATATATCAAGTGTGTCTCTTGCAACAATAGGATCGCCTAAGTTACCACACATATACATAGTACCTAACTGTTTTATAAATTCAGGCTCAAATATACGTTTGCAATCTTCTAGTGTAAGCTCACTAAGATCGATATGAGGATTTAGTCCTTCGCCACTCATATTACGATCACACATAGGACAGTTGGCTTGACAATTCTGTGTGTTTTCTAAATGAATTGTTTTTATATCATAATAACTATACATGATCTAACCTTGAATAATATGTTTGTAAATTTGACATTAGATTTATTTGTGCCATGTAGTATTTTTCTGTGTATTCTAAATTATTAACAAATACATACGATTCAGGATCAATTATTCGAACTTTTCCATCTGTTGTTAAAACCATATTTGCTAATTGTAAGTCACAATTTACAAAAAATTTATTATCTTCTAATTTCTTTGATGCTTCTATTGCTTGACTCCAACTATCATTAACTGTTGTAATAATATCGCAAATTACATTTTTGTTTATTAAATGATAATATTCTTTTCGTTTTAATATGTTTTCAATATTATTAACAATATCTAATCTTTCCATAGTATATGTTTCGTGATCAACTAATTCAAAAACCTTTACAAGTGCAGGATTAATATCTGATAATTGTTTATAGTGTAAAATCCATTGCTCACCGATTTCTTGCCATTCGATATTTCTAACTTTTTTAATTACTATATCATCTTTAAATGTTATAACTGATTGTTCTTCTATCATTCTGCTAATACCAATTTTATATCTTTGCCAGGCCCTACTTTACTAGGCAAATCTCCATATTGGGTTATATACCATTCTATTACAGCACAATACCAATTTTGACTGTTATGGTGTGCTAGTTTATTAAACTGATGTATATTATTATTTGTTGCTTCCATAGTACTTAATGCTCTTGCGCTTTCTATTTGCAATTCTCTAAGTGACAATTTTTCTAAATTCATTTTAAATACTCTATCATTTCTTTGTCAAGATAAATCATATCTTTTAAATTTTCTAATTGATCCTCAAATATTTTTAAATCTTTTAAATTATCATTATACAACTGTCTAGCAACTTTTTTATTATTTTTTACTATTATAACATCGATCGATGTATTAATCAATCTAATTATCTCGTTAATATACAAATCAAATCTATTATCAACATTTTCATCAAAACTTAAATCACAATCAAAGGTAAATCCGTACTCTATTAATTTTTTGTACATACCCGGATAACCGTAATTAAGAAAAGGTTTTCCACTTAATAATGGTCTAAATGTTTTTTCTGATATAAACAAATACGGAACACCTGATATACTACATGTTTCTATTTGGAATTCATACAAACTACGATACCATTCTTTTGGCAGTGTTTTTTTAACATGATAGTGAGAAGTAACATCTTTCTCAGAAGGCAAAGATATATTTGGCCACAAACTATATACGCCCTGATTTAGCACCTCAGCAGATTTTAACCTAGATATTAATTTAGATCTAGTTGTACTAGCTGCTCCATTCATTGTTATGAATTTATAAGAGTTATTAGGAACATAATCTACTAAAGGACGTCCGTACATCCAAAACAAAGGAAAATTAATTATATTATCCGATGCAGCAGATATACTTGAACAGTATATTTTAGAATTATTAATTACCGAAGAATTAATATTATGTCGCACAGTTAATTCTTCTAATGGTTCTGCTGAAATATCTATATAATTGTTTATTTCAAAAAACCTATCAAATAAATCTTGCCTATCTATAAACTTTTTATGTATGCAACAACTATGTAAATTAAGCTCACGTAGTGTTTTCATTTAAAAATCCTGATACTTGTAAAGTATATTTGTTATTCATTCCAGCATTTGCACTTAAATGCAAATGATTACTATCCCAAACAAATCCCTGGTTTGCTTTCCAGTGTGTGCTACTATGCCAATCGTTGTTTATTTGATATTGTAAAAAATGTCCAACTTTCCAGTCTTCTAAATAAATGTTTGCACGTACTTTGCGTCTAGTATCATTTGGAAACCTTTTGTTAATTTGAAAAAAAGTATCTCTATGTATAGGTATACTATTACCAGGTGGTTGTAATATAGTACTTACCGTTACAACTTCCATCCGTAATTGATTTCCTAAATCTTTAAAATCAACTTGTTTTTCGTTCCACCAAAGTTGCCGTATCAAAGTATTACCGATATCATAGCTATCTGGAAATCCGCCATAGCTTTCATGTAAATCTTTAAGCTCATGTACTTGATGAGATATACAACTACCACTATGTACATTATAATCTGCACTGAGAAAAATATCAGTATTATAGTCAAGTGTTATTTCGTAAATCATTTTTACTTATATCCAATTTTCATAAACCTTGAGTATTTTTCTAATTGTAATTCTCCTAGATAAAGACAATTATTCATAGGTATAGATAAACTAAATTCCTCAGCATCTTTTGCACAATTTACATGTTCTTCTACTTCATAATAGTTATTGCTTTGTAACACCACTAATTTACCATTTGGAATTTTTGCATACCAGTTGGCAAAGTGTTCTATATGCTCGCAACTGGTATTAATAACTGTATCAGGAGAATCTGTAATAGGATAACTCATTCTATTATTTTTGTTAGACCAATACTGCCATGTATGTTCATTATAATTTATATCTTGTATATCTTCTACTAATGCTTTAAATTTCCATTGATTTGCAAACCAAGGTTTATTGAAGGTCTCGGCTATATCAACAGTTGTCTCGTCAATGTCAAAACTACGAATTTTATCTACCTTAATACCGCTTTCAAATATCATAGTAGCAAGAGTACCATACCATCCTGCACACAAAAATACTGTACCAAGTTCTACATCTATTTTTTTTAATTGTTCAATTAACCATAGTTTGCTTTGTAATTGCCCTCTACTAAAACAATCATTGTCAATATCAATATGATTTACAAAAAAACTTTTAAAAGCTGCAATAAATTGGGTATCAATTTGTTCATTTAATAACAGCCATAACTTCCAAGTATTATCTTCCATTATTAATTTGCGTAAATCTTCTTTGTTTTTGTCAGTAACTAAACGTAATATACTAGACAAATCTTTATCAATATAAGATCTACGTAAGTCTGCAAGCTTACTTTTAGTAGGATACATTAATTCAAATCTATCTAATAACTCAAATGTTTGTAGCATCAAACTGCTCCTGCAACCAATCAAAGTCATTTATTCTACGCAAGTCATCAGGCGATTGTGAGTGTTTTTCACCGTATTTTGTGCCTTGAATAGCACCCTGGATAGCATACTCTCCAAAGTCTCTATCAGAGCCTACCGTAGTCCAAATTTTAAGTCTTTCATTTGTTTCGTCATCTTTTTGTCTATCAATTACTTTTGCACTTAATTTAGCACACTCTCTAAAAGCACTTTTCCATGTTTCAAAAGGTGATATATTATATTGTGTAATATTAGATATCTCAGGCATTGGTTTAAACTTATCTGTAATACTAGTTGTCATATCAGGCTTACTGGTATCCATGTCAATTGTTGCCTGACGTGGAAATAATTTTATGCCACCGTACCCATACACAAGATCATTAATAGGATTTTGACTTCTCCATACATGCACATGATCTAACTGATGCTCCGGGACTTCATAATTAAAATCAAAATCATCTACAATTCTTGCATCTGCATCTACAATCCAAAACATTTTTGTAAAGCATTTTTTAGCCGCGGCAATATGTGCTTGATGTATTCCTTTTACACCATGCACACGCTTTGCAGTTGGAAAATCTTCTTTTAATCTTTTCCAGTTCTGTTCAGCATTAATTTCTTTATAACTTATATAAACTATATCATACATACTTTATTATACTTTATTTTTTATTGTTTGTCAAGATATAACCACGGTAGGTATTTTTTTGTATCTTGTTTTCTATAATTGTCTTGTTTTTCAACATGAGCTTTAAACTGTTCTATCTCCATTTTAGGTTTTGTAGTTTCCATTAAATTAATACATGCAATGAGTTGGTTATAAAGATATGTGTTTCGATCATTTTTCATTTTATCTGCATGTTTAAGTATTTGATTCTTAAGTTTTTGTTTATGTTTCTTTCTTAATATACTTGTACAAGAATGCGACGGACTATATGGCCAAATAAAATACGGAATAGTTCTAAAATTCTCTATATGCGAAAACTGATTAAAGTATTTTAATATATCTACAAATCCATGAATTCCGTAAGTTTGAAATACAGTGTGTATTTCAACTTCATAAGTAGGATGATTTTCAATCAATTCTATTAACTTCCTAAAGTTCCTATCAACAACACTCCATTTGCCTGGATACCTTACATATTCGTATAAATCTCCTACAGCATCTATACTTATATGCATACGTACCATTTTAAATTTAGACAATCTGTCAAAAAATTTCTTAGGCATAATAGTTAAATTTGTATGAAACGTAAATATAATATTTTTGCTTAAATCATTATTATGTAAGTAATCGCAAAATTCTAAAAAATCATTGTTTAGTAAAGGTTCGCCGCCTGTTACTAGTAATTCTGTAACAGTAGCCGATATTTTATCTAATGTTATTTTTAAATTTTTGTAAGACCATTTATTATTATCAAGAGGCTCAAAAAATTTATACAAATCATTGTATTCTGTTTCAAGCTGATTTGATGCCCAAGGACCGCACATTTTACATTGTAGATTGCATTTATTGCTCCAAGACAAATCTAGACTTTCTACTGATAAATTAATAATTTCTCCAGTTTCTAAATCTGTATTATCAGTAAATTTTTCAACTTCAAAAGATTGCAAAACACCATTACGAACACTTGTTCCATTTTTATCTTCTATAGAATAACATGCACTACATATATTAGGCCTATCTCCATTTAACATTTGTTTGCGTATATTTTTATAAAAATCTTGATTAAAATAATCTTTAATATTTTTTATTTCATCGATGTATATAGGATTACCGTCTGAATCTAGTATATCACCACTAGTACTAGTATTACAACAGATTCTCATTCTGCCGTCAGTATGTGTGCTAAAATGTGTCCAGGGATATGGACAAATAACATCTTTAGAATTCATAAATCTAACTCCGGTATATATTGTTTATGATCAATTTTTCTAAAATTATCTAATACTTTTATTCTATTTTTAAAACTTTCAAAGTGCTTTTCATTACGAGGAGTTTGTATTTCGTGTATTACTAGATCTATTTTATGAACAATTTCAGGAAACTCTTTAAGTATCAATGAGTTTTTCTTATATTCTTCTAATCTATCTATTGCAAGTATTTTATTTCTTTCAGAAAGATTATTTACTGCCTGTCCTTCTGGAAAGTAAAGTAAGTTTATGTTATAAGGCCATTCTTTGAAATACGGATATTCTGTACTTTGTTCTTCTATCCAATATAACAAATCAGTTAAATTTAATACGTTTAATAAATTTACTGTGATATTAGTTGTTAATTTAACATTATTAGCACTTAAATATGATTTTGCTTTTTTATAATTAGTCGAAAGTGCCGACCACTTACTAGGAAATCTACAATATTCTTGAACTTTTTCCGTACCGTCAATACTAGCAATGAGTTCAAACTTTTTAAAATGTGGCATAAAATCTAGAAAACTCTGATGTATGTTTGTTAAATTAGTAGCAACATGTACGTTAATATTTTGACTTAACCCATTATCAACTGCATATTGTAGTGCTTTGCTTACCCAAGGCATTAACGGTGGTTCGCCTCCGGCAAAACTTAATGTTTCTATGCCAGGTAATATTTTACAGAAACTATTCCATATGTTTTCGTCATCACTCCAGTCTGGAACATCTATTCCTGCAAAATCTTTGTTGTTTTCTATTATGCCAGGCTTGTCTGATATCTTTTCAAATCTTCCTGTATTAACTTCAATTCCGCCATGTGTTTTTGCAAGTGCTTTTAATTCTTTTGCTATCTGACTGCTATCATAACTGTTGCACATTACACATTTTAAGTTACATAAGTTGTTAGGTTTTAGTTCTAATCTCTTTGGAGTCTTATCAGAGTGTCCGTTGTTATCTAATATATCGCTCACTCTGTTTAACACTTCTCTGTTATTTTTATATTCATTAACAGACCGTTGTCTCATACTTGCAATGCCATCTCTATAACAAATGTCACATGCAGATAATTTTTCACCTTTATGCATTTTAGTTCTAATATCTTTTAAACTATTGCTATTCCAAACTTCTTCAAATGTATTGCCGTGAGATATAACAAACTGATCATCAACGCCGCTGTCAAGTTCTGGTTTTAATGTATCAGCGTAATAGCAGCAAGGTTTTACATGTCCTGCAGGATTAGTGCTTAGTTCTAAAAAAGGATAAAAACAAAAAGTATCACTTTCGATTATTTCTTTACGTAACTTATCTACCTTATCCATTATATTGCTCCAATATATTGTGAAACTCTGGAAATGTATCTTGAAAACTTGTGTTTCGAATCTTATCAAGACCTTGAATATAATCTAGGTATTGCGGATATAACTCCGACAAGTCTTCTTGATACATAAAATCTATTTGATGAGAAATCTTTTCATTCCATTGTTTGTTGTCGGGCAATTTTAAGCTAGCCCATTTGTCTTTTATTTTATCTTTTATTTCTTTAGGAAACATTTGCGTACAAAGATATCTCGGCCAATGTACTGTTCCTGCATGGAATAATCCATTATGGTGTCTTATACCTATTTTTTTAAAGTTTTGTTCAAGTAACGATGTAGCAAAGTCTGGAATATAAAATATATTCATTGCATGTACTGTGCAAAGTATTTTTACTTCAATATTATCAGGTGTATTATCTAATGTATTTAGATTTTCTTGTATAACATTCCAGTCAGCCGGATATCTCACATAATCATGATGCTTGCCCCAGGCATCCATACTAATCATTAGTTCTACATATCCAAACTCTTTCCAAAGTTCTAATACTTCTTCTGGCAATACTGTACCGTTTGTATGATATCTTAGATTAATATGCTTACTATGTCCTGTCTCTACAAGTTTTCGTAGCATTCTATGATGTTCTTTTATAAGCAGAGGTTCGCCACCGGCAAAAATCATATGACGTATGTTTGCAAACATAGGCTCAAAGTCTTGCCATAGTTTTTCTTTTTTGTACCATTCGAACTTTGTAGTATCAATTTCTAGTTTGTGCTTCCAATCCCACTTTGCATCTGACTTTAATTCTTCTGCTAGTTTTTTAGCAGGATTTAACCACATACTGCTGTCTTGAGGCCTACACATCACACATTGTAGATTACAAGTATTGCCTAATCTAAAGTCTAGTGTTACTAAATCTTCTTCGAGTGTGCCGTCTTCTTGTGTAGCTTCAACTAAACTGTTGATTTTATCCTCGCCTAGTTCTCGTTTCCATAATGTATTTTCATTAATACGATGACTGCGGATGCCTGCTGATTCTTCTTTATAGCAGTGTTCGCATGCCATGACTTTTTGTCCAGACAACATCTTTTTTCGAGCATCTTTCCAATGTTCGCTGTTCCATATTTCACTTACTGTTTGATCGTTTAAGTTATGCTTATAACTGTTCTTAGCAACACAGCATAGTAAGGCACTGCCGTCAGTCCATGTAGCCATGTGTGTCCAAGGTAAAACGCAAAATGTTTTCGATTCAGTCATTTAAATTCCATATCTCTTTAAAAGAAGGTACCATTTCTAAAAAGTTTAAGTTTCGTTCTTTATCTAGACTACTAATATTTTCTTTTACTAGCTGCCAGCTATCTATTTGATCCTCACTTAATCTTTCGATCGTAACTTTGTAGGGATTATCAATTATAGCATAGTTATAGTCTAAATTCAACCGATTAAATTTTTCTATAAGATTATGTTTGGTACTACTAGGCAACGAACTTAGTTGTTGCCAATGCGGCCATCTAATCCAATCCCATTCTACCTTCCACAAAGGCAAATTATTGTGTATGTAATCTACCAATTTATCTAGTTCTAATACATTAACTAAATTTACTACAGTGTGAATAATAAAATGCACGTTACTTTTATGTTGCCACCATTCTTCAAATGTTTTAATTATCGAAATACAATCATCAAATTTAGAAGGCCATCTATACCAATCGTTTGCAGTATATATACCGTCCATGCTTACACACAAATATACATTATTACATTGTTCGATTAAATCTTTTAGTTCTTGATCAGGTAATATAGTTCCGTTAGTACAAATTTGTAAATTTACTTTAGTTAAATCTAAACTACGTAACAGTTTCTTAAATTTAGCACCTTCCATAAAAGGCTCGCCGCCTATAATCTTTAGATCAGTTACATCTAATAAATCCCACTTTTCAAAATCAAAGTCATTTTTTAAAAATCCCTTTGTTTCTACTCTATTTGCTTTTTTATCTTCAGCTTGCCATTTACTACTAAAAAATCCACTACAATGCGCACATGCTAAGTTACATAGATTGCTAAAACTTACTTCTAATTGTTGTACTGGCACAGTTTTATTTTCAGTAGGTGTAAATTTTGAAAGACTATGCTGTCTCATACTGCGTAGGCCGTTGCGCTCATCTTGATAGCACCCGTGACAACCTTCTACAGATTCTCCAGATAGCATTTTATCTCTAATGTCTTTCCAATGCGCTGTATTACGCACACGATCATTCCAAACATAGCTATCTTCTTCGTCAATGTGAGGATATCTACAGCAAGGTATTGTTAAGCCGTTTGGCCTAATAGCCGCTGCAAAAAAAGGATATGAACAAATAGTCTTATTCAACGCCTAGTTCCTTTGCAAGTTCAGGAATAGCATCTTTAAAACTTTCGTTTCTAGTCTTGTCTAGCATACGAGTATAATTTAAAAAGTTTTTCATTAGTGTTTCATGATCTTGATGCTGTTCTTTGCGCATTAGATTAATGATGCCCTGAATTGTAGTTTTAATTCTCGGTTCATTTAATAGCTTACCTTGATACGACTCTAAATTAAGTGCAGCCTTTTCTCTAATATGCTGCGGTAGTATTGTTACATCTAAGTAAAACGGATGATCGTTTATCAAATAGTCAATGCCAATTGGCCTGTCGTATTTTTCACTAATAGAATCTACATAATATAGCATATTATGACAATCTAAAACATTATAAGTTTGTACAACTGGTGAAACGTCTAAATTAACATTTTTTAGTTGTGCAATCTTTTGAAAGTTTTCATCAATTTTTTTCCACTTGCTAGGCGAGCGTATATAATCATTTACTTTTTCGTATCCATCTAGGCTACAATTAATTTTTATGTTAGAAAACTTACTAATTAGACTTAAAAATTTATCAGTTACGTTTGTGCAGTTAATGTTAAAGAATATTTCAATCTTATCTTGATATCCTGCTGCAACTATTTCTTCCATAAATCTATAATTGTTGTTTATAAGAGTAGGCTCGCCGCCGGTCATATAAACTTTACTTAAATTTGGAATAAGACCTATAATCTCATTCCATAAAAAGTTACTATCAAAATTTAAGTCGCTGTCTTTTAAGAAAGTAGGATTTGGTCCCCAGTTATTATTCCAAAATTCTTTGTATTCTTCACTTTTTTCGTATGAGCTAAAGTGTTCTTTAGCAATTTGACTGCTATTAAACGGATTACACATACGACATTTAAGATTACACAAGTTTCCTAGTCTAAGATCTAAATATACAGGTGGTAATTTTACTTCGTAGTTATTTTCTTTTGCACTATTAATAAAGTTGTGCAGTTCGGGTCCTAGTCTATTACGCCACTCAGCAGTCATTCTAGTTCTAAAGCTATCTAAGCCTATACTTTCTTGTTTGTAACAATGCTTACACGCTTCTACTTGAACACCGTTGAGCATATCTTTTCTAGCATTTTTAAAAACTTCACTGTTCCATGCATCTTCTACACTGTTTTTGCCAACCATCATAGGAGATCCATCTGCATTACGTGCAAAGGCTGTTGGGCCGCTTGCAATACAGCAATAACGCATTTTACCATCAGTGTTTAACATAGTACTAATAAATGGCATAGCACAAAAGGTTTTTGATTTTCTCATTACTTTTCGATATCTATAAGTTTTCTAGAATTTCTAGATGGATTTTGGTAAACTGATTTAAAGAATTTACTTTGTTGTGCATTCAACGGCTGTTCTGCAATAGGAATGTTTAGTTCATTAATTAATTTAATTCCATATTCTTCTATTTCATAATCAACATCTTCAATTGATTCGAAAGACACTTTCCATAAATCATTTAAGTATTCAAAATCTCTCACATTTATAAAATCCCAATCTGTACACATTGTCATATGCAATCCTGCACGGGCGCCGAGAATTGCCCATTCACCATGTTCTGCATCAGCACCTATCATTAACCAAATATATAAACGTTGTAAATTTTTCCAATGTCCTTTTACTAAATCATATTTGCTAGTACGCACACCTTCGTCCAGCGTCATCTTAACACCTTCACGGAAACCTGCACGCCATGCTTGCTGCGGTGTTGCATTATTATGCACAGTTGAAAAACAACTATTTTGTTGAATATAATTTAAATCCCAACAAAAGTCTACTTGTGCATGTGGATTATCGTCTGGCGCATTTTCATGCGTTTTCATATTAAGAACATAATCTTTAGGCCAACATTTTATGCCGCCGTTGCCGTACATTAACCCGTTAATTATATTTTTGCCGCACCAACTTATTACACTATTTTCTAAATTAGATAATTGATCAAACGGTATTTCTTGATTTATAAACGAACCATCTATTTTATTATCGGCGTCTACTGTAATAAAACGTTCTGTTTCACTTAGTTTTGCACATGCTTTATGCGCTGCATCTGATCCTTCTACCCCGTGTACACGTTTAGCCCAAGGAACTTTACTACACAAATCTGCATAGTTTTTTTCTGCATTTGGTTCATCATATGACAAATAAATAATATCACAGTCTGCTACTCTAAAGTTATTCATTTTGTGCCTTTCTATTACAATCATATGCAACTGTTGTATATATACTTAATTGTTCTAGGTCAGATTCTTGATCAAATATGAAAGGAATTTTTGCAGTAATTTCTTCTCTTTTCTCTAAAATTAACCATATCAAATTGTCCTTTATGTATAAACCGCCTGTAGGTGTATCTTTCCTATTAGTAAATACACTATCAATTACAACCTTATCTAAATCAATATCTAAATAATCATTAGTTAAACAATAAATTTTGTTATTGTGAAATACATGATCTCCAGGGTAGTATACTGAATCTTTTTTATTATCCTTTACTTTAATACCTTTGTATACATGTTCGTCTTTATAATCTTTAGAGGTTTGATAAAGGTCAAACTCTAAAAGTCTTATTAATTTACGAGGATCATGTCTTTTTGTTATACTACATTTGAAAAGTCTATGATTGCCTATATTCTTCGATATAACAGTATTATAAAACTCTGTGCCTATCGTAATTTTCCATACTTTTGAGTCAACTATTTGTTCAATTGTAATATCACCGTGTTTTTTAAACAAAATTTCTTTAAAATTATTCCAGTTTAATAAATCTTCTGAAGCAGTTTTACTTATTAGTTGATACAATTTATCTTTTTTATTATACTGTACACAAAAATCATTTAGAGATTTTTCTTTTGATTTAATTTGTTTTTCTTCTAACTCATTAATTTCTACTTTGGAAGTATTTTTATCATTATCGTCAGGTCCAACTTTCCATACATCGCCTGATTTAGTATCATAGTATGCAAAAGTTTTATTTGGAACTTGTGTATTTTTTATAAGGTCAAGTAGATCCATTAATTTTCTCGCTTTGATTCATAAAGAGATATAAGTTTATCGTTACAAAAATCTTTTTCAGTATAATGAAATATTCCAGTTTGTATATAATTTCCGACAATAAGTTCTACTTCATCATTTACAAAATAGTCAATTCTGTCTTGCCAGGTATCTGCTATCTTTTTCCAACCCTGTACATTATTTTTCATATGTGTAAATGTAGGTATACTTATTCTATCATTTGTTACTTGATCTTCGATATTAAGAATTTTAATAACCAACGATGCTGCTACATCTATACTTAAAAATTTAGGAGTATTCTTTGATATAAATTTAAAATAAAACGCTTCATAGTTATTACAAACTATTTCTAACATCTTATAAAAATTCATTGCAGTATCACATTTTTTAAAATAATGAAATCCTACATATGTATTAGGTAAGTCATTTAATTGAAATGCCTTTCTATAATAACTATTTTGTATACGATCACCTCTATATGTTTTTACATTTTTTACAAAATACAATTCATAATTATTTAAAATTTTCCACCACGAAGAAATGTCTTGTAATACAATCATATCAGTATCCATTACAATAGTTTCGTCATATGGTGATGCATGATAAATCTTCCAACGATTTGAAACTTTCCATGTATCATTAACAGCTGAATCATTCCAGGGAATATCAATTATTTTATCAAATATATTTTTATAGTTTTTATCTACAGGATCATTTGTAATTAAGCTTACTTTTGTATTAGGATTAGTATGTATTATACTTAACGCATTTAAATATGCTTGTTTGACATAGTCGGTTTCATCTGTATTCTGTGCCAACATTACTATGCCCTTAGTCATTTTCAAACTCCTTATTAATAGCCCTACCTAAACTAAATTTATTCATAGCATGAATAGTTAAATCTTTTGTTTTAATAAGTGTATATTCTCCAGTATAATTTTCTTTTTGTATTAAAAATATAATCTCATTATTATCTAATTTTATTACAACATCTCTATCTAAAATATGATATAGTCTACCAGATAACGGTGCTGCAAACGTTCCTTTTTGAAATCCATTCATTATGTGAATAGCAATACTAAAAACAAAATCGTTTCTAAACAGAGCTGGTACTTGATATGAAGATTTATAGTGCCACCAGTTATGTTCGATATGTTTAGCTAAATTAAAAAATATGTCATTATTTTTAGTTTTCCTAAAGAAAAATATAGTTGCCCAGTAAAACTCAACACTAGCATCACTTATATGCTTAAACTCAGATTGATCTCTCCAGTCAGCTAAATCAAAAGAGTCTTTATATATCTGAAAATCTTGTAGGCTAGAAAAGGCTTCCTTTAATTTATCATTACATATTATTATGTCAGTATCCATTACAATTGTTTCGTCATACGGACTTAACTCATATGACAAAGTTCGAGAATTATTGCGCCATGGAAGTCGATACTGAGATAAAGAACCGTCAAAATAAGTTTTAATATTTGATTTTAAATTTTCTTCATTTAATTTAATAACATTATCAAAAACTTCAAAAGATTCTGCATAACCTACAGAATCTGTCACAACGGATACTGGAAGATCTAAATAAGTTTTACACCTTTTGGCAACAAACGCTGCTTGCTTTACATAATCTACTTTTTCGTTATTATTTGCAAATAATAATATACCTTTAGTCATAATCTACTAATTTTTCTACTGATCTTTGAGATTTTAATTTGTTATACTCGGTTAGGTAAGTATTAGATGCAGAAAAGTATACATCGAGTATATCAACTAAGAAAGAATTTATATTATCTACATTTACAGGTATATTATTATCATCTATTAAAACTGTATTGTCATTGTCGTTTTCATTTAATAAATTTACAAAATTTATTAATTCTTTAGTTACAGTAAACTGACATCCATTATAATAATACAACGTATTTTCTATAAATTGTTCATTTAAAATACGCTTTTGATTTGATAATGTTACCATGTAATTAGAAAAGTTTAGTGCTTTTTCTAAACGCTCGTCCATATATTTCTCCATATAACTGTAGTTACAGTATATAACAGAAATATATATTTGTCAAACAATAAATGACTACAAAGATTGTACTGTAAGCCCAGTTACATTAAATGTTACTGTATTATATGTTACACCGTTAATAATCATTGTACCTAGTGGTCTATAAAGCTCTACTAGACTCGTTAATGTACCATTAACATTTTCATCAACACCAAAGCCACCTGGACTATCTAGGTCAGCAAACTCTACTTTAAATCCTAACTGATTATTAGAATTTCTTTTAGCGTATATTCTAAATCTGTTATTTGCATAACTTGCTCCGAATCTTTCAGCTAATAACTGATAGCTAGTTGTTAAATTATAAGGAGTAATAGTTGAATCAACAAAGTTTGCTACACCTGATACGTTTACGCCTGTTCTATCAAAAGTTATAGAACCTATACCCGATAACATTGTAGACCAATCACCTGATTTAGATCCGCTATACCCTGTTAGCGATGGGGTGAAAATTATCTCGCCAGCGGCATTCCAATATCCAGTTTGTTGTCCTTGTGTAGGAAATGTAAGATTTATTTCATGTGACCGTGTGCCGTTCCATGCTGATGTTCTAACACTAGTTACTGGAGTATTAGTCCCGTCTCTTAATATTTCTTCTGAAACCTGGGACGGGTCTGCAATTAATGCCCTATCAGTTTCAACACTAGACATAAGTGTTTCTAAATCTTGTAAATATGGTTCTGCAATTACATCACCGATTGCAAGTGCTGCACTATTACCTATTGTAAATGCAGGTCCTACTTGATGTATACGTGCGCTTACTATATCTTTATATAAATTAAAGTAATCTTCAGCTTCTACAGATTCTGCATCTAGTTCTGTTAAAATATGTGTATTAGAAGCACCTGAAATAAAATTTAATTGTCTAGTAAAAGATTCATCTAAGTATAATTGTATATTATTTCCATCTATTACTTTTACATAATAATGAGAATGCTCATTCATTTCTTCTACAATAGGAGTATTTCCATTTGCATTATATCTTACAAATTGTTTGTCAATTAAATTATGACCGCTAATAGTAATTGTATCAGTAGAATAGTTTACATCTGTACTCGGATCAAAAGTTTTATCTACAAATGTAAGAGGAACAACTTGAGACGAGCGAACTGTTTGTCCATATCCGGTGCCAGAAGATAAGCTAATTGCATTGCCGTATACAGCTTGTATTCGACTTTGTAAATTATTATATCTTGTTGCTAAAATCGATACCAAAAAACTTCTCCAATTCCTACTATATTATATAGCACATTTTATAGCATATGTCAACTGATTAGAATTTAAATATACGAAATGGTAGTAAACAGCGGAGTAGGCACATCAACGTGTACACCTGAAGCTCTTTGTACTTGTATTATATTTGAAAGAGATCCTTGTACATTTTCGTCATAGTTTGGATCACCTGTATCAAAATCATTATATTCAACTCTAAAATTAATTGTTGCCGAGCCTTCAACGGCCCCTGCAGATACTTTATATATGTTTTCGCTATATACAGAAGAACCAGATTTTTGAAAAATTGTTGTAAATCCTGGTGTCAAATCAAAATAACCAATTAGTGAACCTGTACCTGAACCTGCTGGTGTTGTTGATGTATGATCAAAACTAATTATACCAGTATTACTTAACATACTTGCCCAATCAGAACCTTTGGCTCCGACAGTATTACTCAAATTACTAGAAATTCTTATTTCGCCGCCGCTGTTAAAGAAGTGTCTAATATGATCTTGAGGAGTTACCGAACTGCCATCTGATAAGTTATATCCGCCAAAAACTACATTAAAATCATGTTGTATTGTACCATTCCAAGAAGTTGTTCTTGTTACACTTAATCCTGACTGTACCGTCGACTGTTGCGGGCTTAATAAAAATTTATCAGATTCAATATCGATCATTAATTCTTCAAATGCTCTAAACGAAGTTATATTATACGGAGCATCATCGTCATCTGTAATGACATCTAAGTTTGCAACAAGTTGTCCTATACTATTAGGAATAGTACCTGTTTGATGTACTCTAGCATTAATCATATCGGTATATAAACTATTCATATCACTTGCTTGTACTAATGTGTTAGTTAAAACAGAAGAACTTTGTAAAAGTTGTCCATAACCTTCATTATTTGCGCCTGAACCTAAAATTGTTTCAGCTCTTGCTTGTAAATTATTATATCGTGCTGCTGTAACTAAATTATTAACGGCCATAAACGTTTCCTTATACTTTTAATACACACTCTACTAGTTTTTCGCCCTCATCATTATTGCTTTCAAGTGCAATGCCCACTAATGCCGACGAAGCAATAGTTGTACTTACGCCATCTTCCCATGCATATACTGCTTGACCTTTTGAAACTGGACCTTTTACTCTTACTGGCAAACGTCCTTTAAGACCAATGTACTGGCCTTCTGCTTCGCTGTTCATCATATATGCTGGATCAGTTGAAACAACTCCGATACACATATTGCTTGCACTTGCTGGTTTAACTTCTGCTTCACCGCCGACTGCAACTGCTGTACCTGCTGGTAATTCTTCTGCTGTTGTATATTTTTCTGCTAAGTCAGCATATCTAGCCGATGTTGCAGTACCCTGAAACAGATTTGCATATATGTCGCCTTGTGCGTCTCTTACTGCTACAGTATTCGGTGTAGAGGCTGTGGAGCCTGCAGCTAAATTTGCATCTGAATTATCATATTTTAGATTTTGAGCATTTAATGCCATTCCATTAAATTGTGTTGCATATACTGTTTGCCATTTTCTAGTGCTAGATCCTAAAATGTAAGCATTATCAACACCCGGTGTTATACCTAATTGTGTTCCGCTTACTGTTCCGATACTAACTACATCTGTTAATGCTCCTAGATTGTCATTTGTTTTTATAGAAATTTTTGTTGAAGCTCCAGTATCATGTTGTAATATTCCATGATTTAAAGTAGGACCAGCTAATCTGTCAACATAGATTTTGAAGTCTTCACTGTATACTCCTGATGAACCGCCTATCGAAAGCCCAGCATCAACAAACTTACTTCTTACATTAAACTCTGGAGTAATTTTAGATACAAAATTATCTGCTGAAATTCCGCCTAAATTTTCAGCATTAGATGCTGTACCGTAAAATCTATGGTTTGAGCTTGTTATGCCGTTGGATCCGAGCATAGTATTAACTAATGTAATACCTTGTTTTAGTCTATCAAATCCTGTTATAGGGTTTGCTGGGCCAATATCAAATTCGTCAGCACTTACAACTTGAATTACTTCATCATTTACATACGCTAATATAACAGAGTGTGGATTACTTGCTGTGTCAAGTAGGGTAGCACTTAACATAGTTGTAACACCTTCGCCTGCATTTTGCGGACCTATTAATATAAATCGTGTACCGTTATATACATACAATTGTTCATTTAAAGTATCCCACCAAAAATCACCAGTTGCTAATCCTGTAGGTTCAGTATCTGATGTTTCAGAACCTCCTGTTGTACGCCATTTATTTCCATCATAAAACTTTAATTTAGTTGCATTACTATCATACCATCCTTGACCGCTTACTGCTCTCGGTGGTGGATTAGCGCCGCTAAAGTTTTCTAGCAAATACAAAAAGTTTTCATTTTGAATTTCGCCGTATCCTGCATAGTTTTTACCTATAAATTTTAGATCAGTTGTTGTATCAATTGTACCATCTTCTACAACAGCTAAAATAGTATTGTTGTATCTATCAATTTGATATGCCATTTAGTTCTACCCTTCGACTGTATTATATTATTTATCGTATTTTTGTTATTAAGGCCAACCAGGCGCTAATGTGTAATCTGTATACACATCACTGCTAAATTGCCACGTATTTCCTACTACTGTAAACTTTTTCAATCCTCTAGATATGCTAACTGCAACGTTTCCTGTAGCAGGGAAGAAGTTAATATCTTGTACAACTGATTCGTTTTGTGTGCCATTTGAGTCAACAGCAACAAACGACACATTTTTTACAGAATCAATGTCAATATTTGTTGCAGTAGAACCTGCAAGGTTTTGTGTAACTACAAAGGCTTCTGTGCCTTCTTCTCTTAATCTGTATTCTGCTATTTGTGGTTGACCAGGAACGTATACCGGATATACACTCGACATAATATATCCGATTTGATTATCTGTTAATCCTGTAGTATCTAGTGTTAGAGATAAACGTTCGCTTCTATTTTGTATATCAACATAATTTTTTGTAGCAACATCTTGAAGTTTTGTTGGATCAGCTAATCCTGTCATTCTTTGATTGTTAACAGTAATTGCGCCAGTTGATGTAATGTTTAGCGGTGAACTTGTAGTAATAGTTGCTGCGTTTAAATTAATATTGTCGACATTTAAATATTGAAGTGTACCTATTCTCACAAGACCTTCAGCATATAGAACACTGTTATCTATACTATCTGCAGAAATCTTATTAACTCCGTTAATTTTATAAGATCGGCCTTGAACTACGTCAAAATTAACATTACTTGTCCATGCATTGTTTACTCTATTCCATAAAATAGACTTTTCAACTCCGCTTGCTCTTAATATTACGCCACCGCCGTCAACGAATTGATCATCTAAAAGTGTACTATCTTCAGTAATACCTAATTCTATATTAATATCTTGTACTTTTAGCACGTTTACATCTACTGAAGTAGATTCTCCTCTTACAGTAAGGTTTCCTTCTATAATAACATCTGTAGAAACTCCTACTGGAGTATTCGGTGCACCGATATGTAACATTGCTTCAGGAGCACCATTGAAAATACCTACTCTAGCTTCGCTAGAATCAATATATAAAGCATCAGTAGATACAGTGTCATATGCTGTACCTTTAACTCTAATAGAATAATCGTGATCTGTAAGTTGGTTTTCAGTAATATATGTAGTACCTACAATTTTTTGCACATTGTTAAGATCGGCACCGATAATAATACCACCATTATTTCTGATAGTTAGTGTGCCTGATGTTTCACCAGCAGCATCATTTGGAAGAAACTGGTTTGCTGTTAGCACATCACCAGCTTCGTTAATAAGTGCTTCGGACGAAGTTGCTGTTCCTCTAAACTTAAAGTTAGTAGTATCTAATACATTTACACCTTTTCGAATTGTTCCTGTAGGATTAGATGCTGTTACAAGGTCAGCAATTCTTTCCTCAGGCGTTGGAGTGAAGTCTATATTACTTGTTACAGAAACTAAGTTACCTGCAACAAATGTTTTTGCAACAGGTCTTGCTCTACTTTGAACGTCTTTAATAGAATCAATTTGAAATCCACTAATACCTTGTAAGGAACTGTACGCCGGTCCTATAAGAACTAAATTAGAACCGTCATAGAAATAAATCTGTCTTGTTTCTGAATTAATCCATAAGTCGCCAGCAACCATTTGTGGTCTAGTTGGCGTTACAAATGGTCCTCCACTTACTTTCCATTCTTCTCCATTAAATACTTGTAGTCTTTTACCAGTTACATCCCACCATAGCTGTCCTTCTAAAGGATTACTAGGAGGTGCAGTGTTTGAAAAATTTTCTAAAACTTTTATAAAGTTTTCATTTATAAATTCTCCAAATCCCTCATAGTTTCGACCAACTAATACAAGATTAGTTGACGAAGTATCAATTTGTCCATCAATTAAATCTGTAAGTAGCGATCCGTTTGTTTTATTAAGTTTGTAACTCATATTAGTTTCCAGTATAGATAATATAATTTAATGCCAAGTAAGGATTCATAATGTCCATAGGCGTACCTAAATTTTGTGTAGTTTTGATACCGCCACTTGAGGGCAAAGCTTGACCGGCTTGTGACCCTGTAGGTGCATCATATTGAATAGCTTGAGTATCTAATGGAGCACCAGTATTGTCTCTAATTGCATAGTATTGTGAACCTGCATCGCCTCTAAGATCGTGTTCGTGTTCAGGTAAATTAGAAACATCAATTGTAGCTTTTTCGTTACCTAAATTGTTGCCTACTGCTGTGGCACCACTACTAGTAACTCTGCCCGCGGCACTATCATTCATATTGTCTAAACCTAAAGGAAATCTACCTCTCATATCAGGTAATGCAAATAAGTTCACGCCGCCGTCATCTAAGAAGTCTGGATCTAAGAACGAATATCCTATTTTTTGGAATAGTGCAGTAAACTCTGATTTTAAAACCTGTCTTCCATCACAAAGTAACCATCCATTTGGTTCTTCGGCGCCACCAAATGGCAAAATAATGCCAATCGGCAAAGTAGGTAATCCACTTAAAAAATTAAGTCTATTTACTTTATAAATGCCTTGATCTGATCCGTAATTTTTATTTACTAAAACTTCTAATCTATCATCAGTAGAAAATAATTCTTCTTTTGTAGATATGAATCCATCTCCAACTGTAGTAACAAATGTTTTTGTATTTTCTCCTGATTTACCATCAAAGGAAAAACTTGATGCACTTACATCGCCTTCCATTCTAAAAGTTGTAGCAGTAGTTAATCTCTCCGATGATCCAGATCTACCCGATACAGTTCCGTCTAAATTTCCTTGGAATTGACCGAAAAATGTGTTAGCATAAATTTGATCAAATCTATTAATATTTGTACCTATATTAAATACGCCATTTTCACTCGGTGAAATATTGCCTGACGAAAGTACACCTTTAATTATTGCATCGCCATTAACATATATATTTCTACCTACACCGATTCCGCCTAATGTAGTAATAGACCCTTCATCTTCTGCAAGACTGTTTTCGCTATTCTTAACAATTATCCTGCCTAATGTAGTGTCTGTCGACGAAGGACTTAATTGTATATTACCTATGACATCTAACGCTTGATCAGGATCTAAGTTATTAATACCTACATTTTGCGAAGAATCAACTCTAATAACAGTTTTAGTAGTTGCGCCATCTTTTACTCTAATATCTAAATTACTACCCGAAGATGTATGCTGTATAATACCTTGATTACCTTCAGCTTGAATTTTAAGTTGTCCTGTTGTTCCGACTTCTAATCCTAAATCATTTTTTACTCTTAAACTAAAATTTGTTGTACTAGGAGAATCTGAACGCAATAAGTCATTTGCACTAACAACTTTTGTACCATCAGTAGGGTCATTTGTTACTTTTACATTTAATGCTTGCTCAGCAACTCCATTAAATTTATAAGCATCGTTTGTATTACTTAAATTAAATCCTTTTTTGATTCCGGCAGTAAACCCTTGTATCGTAGTTTTAGGAAAAAATTCATCGTTGGATATTATACCTACAGTTACATCTCTTATATCAATTTTTAATACAGTATATTCTACATTATCTTGGCCTATTAATGTTACAGGAGTTGCGCCTGTAACTAATCCATCTGAGAAACTAGGGCCAACTAATACCCAGCCAGCGCCTGTATATAAATATAATTGTTGGTTATCTGTGTCTACCCAAAGGTCACCGCTATTAGATATACTAGCAATCGGTTCTGACGTTCCCTTTTTTAGACCTGAAGCAGAAAGCCAGCTTGTTCCGTCATATATTTTAAGCTGATCTACTCCCTCTGAACTGTCGTACCATAGTTGACCTTCTACAGGTCTTTCAGGAGCATTTGGTGCTGCAAAGTTTTCAAGCAAGTGTAAAAAATTTTCACCTATTACTTGTCCGTAGTCAGTTCTAAATCTACCCGGAATGCTTAAACTAGTATCAGTGTTAATGGTATTATCCTGTACTGTTATTTCACCTTTATTTGCTTCGTCTGTGTATCTTATTTCATATGCCATTTATTAGACTCCTGACAAACTTTGGATTCTTACAGTGTAGTCAATTTGTATTAATCGGTTTAAACTTTTTTGTACAGGATGGAAGATAACATGTGTTATTAATCTTCCGTCGCCTGTAGGACTATAACTACGTAATCCTAACTCGTCGAACACAAATGGACTTTCTTGAGTATTTGCATTATCAAATGCATCTTGTCCAGCTGGTTCGCCATAATCAAGTAAGCATGATACAAAAACATCTGTATAGTTTGTGCCACTTACGTGTCTAATTTCTAGTTTATTACGTGCAGGATCTGTATTATTAGCATTTCTGTCATCTACAATTTTGCTAAATGTTTGTCTATATAAACTGGCATTAGTTCCAGTTGTGTTTGGTGTTAGATATGTAATTATACCAGTTGGGTCTACACTAGTCCCACCACTTCCAAAACTCATTTCACTAATAAAACCTTGTCCTGCATTACTTAAACTTTCTGCAAGAGCAATACTCATATTCTCATAGTGGATTGCATTTCGCTTATCGATTAAAATCTCGTTAGATTCTGGATCAAAGATCTTTATATGTCCTTGTACAAGAATACCACTTTTATCATTAATATCTGTCATTTTTGTTTTCCTACAACGTATTTATTCCAATAACCCACTGTCACTGTCACGTACGAATCTAGCTATATTATTATTAGATTCAACAAGTGATTCCCCAGGAGTTGTCCATGTTTTTCCGATTTTTCTTACTACTGTTACTTGTAAATTTTCTTGTGGTACAAAATTTAGTATTAAAGAATTTGATTTCCAAGATATTCCATTCCATGTAAATATATATTCACTTTGCATATGCTGTGTGCCTATAGTTGGACTTAGTGGTCTTGTATTATCTGTAAAGTCAAACTCTGGTAATATAAATTCTCCTGGAGTTAAAACATCTCCTTCGCTCGAATCTAATGCCAATGTTTGATCAAAAATATCTATTTCATTTTTTCTAAGTCTTCTACCCGCATAAAATACTTCAAATTCATTTAAATTATTAGGCACAAAATCTAAAGCAAAGTTACTCGATATGCCATCAGTTGTAAAGTTTTGTGTAATTATTTGATCTCTGTACGGAATTGTTTTTGATATTCCTTGATCAAAAACATTAGTTCCTGCATTGATTATATCCTTTGTACCAGTACCGAGTGTTCCTCGTCTTAGCTGTCTTAATAAATTACCTTCTTTTACTAGATATTCAATACGTTCGCCTTCAATAAAAATTACACCAGGTATATTTTTACCTTTATTAGGTTCAGGTAATTTAGTTCCGTCTATAACTTCAATACGCAAGTCATAATAATTTAAATCTTGTGATAATGTAGTAGTAGCACTATCTAATCTTTTAAAGTGTGTTCTGTTTAACATATCTTTAAACTGTCTAAATGCAAAGGTATTAGTTACTACTGGTGCAGCAAAATGTATAATATCTATTACATCGTTAGGATTAGGTAATTCTAAAAGTTGTACTTTTTTCAAGTCACTAGTTATATGATAATCTACAGTAGGTGATAATAATTCACCATTTATACTTACCCAAACATATTGTGCATCTATAGCAGGATAACGTAGTTCAATTTCACCTCTAGTAAGTCTATGATAAATTACAAACTCATCTTGACCTTCGGAAATAATCGATCTAGCAACAACGTCTAAATTGATTCTTTCAGTTTGTAATATATCGTGATTTGTAAATTTAATCACTTCAATTAAACTATTATCTGCGGGCGGCACTTTAAATGTTACATCTGTTCCATCTATTGTATATTCGCCGTCTGTTACAACATATATTTCAAGAATATCACCTTCATTTCCTGTGCCAGGTGTTAATTCTATAGCATTATTAAATATATCAAATCTCCACTGTGCAGGGAAAGTTATAGTTTCTCCATTTAATATTACAAGTAAATCGTTAACAGTAATAGATGCTCCGGGCTGCTGGAACAAATCTAAACTATACTGTGTAGTACCTACTAGTTCTTCGCTTAATTCGTCATACTCAACTATTCGATTATTAGAATCAACAACAAACTGTTTGTTATATCCTGGATTTAATATTTTATTATCTACTTTTATAATTGTATTATGTTGAGTTGGTAATTTATACAAAGGAGATTGTGTTAAATTATATAATACACTCGAACCATCACCTTTAAATACGTCTTTTGTAACTTGACTATAATTTATTTTTGTGTTATCATAAAATACAATATAATTTACCTGAGCATTCTCTGAAGGCGGAGTATCAAATCGTATTAAAAGATTTCCTTTTAAGTTTTTGTTGGTACTATCAGTTGAGTCGTAATTTACTAGAGTAGTGCTTACTTGTACGCCGTCAATAGTTGCAAATACATCTAATAGATCTGTGTAATCAACATCAACAATAACTTCGTATTTTACGCCATCGCCGACAAATGCATCAGCTGTTAGTATTTTTTGTTGTCCTGCACTAATAGTAATAATGTTAAGTTCTTTTTCACTATCTGGTACTTCATTTAATGTTACTGTGTTATTAACAAAATCAATAGTATACTTGTCATTTGATAATATTACATTATCTAATTTTACTATTACAGCATCTTTAGTACTAGGAGTAAGTTCTAAATTAAATTCTACAGTACCGTCAGTTTTATAACTTTGTGAATAAATTTTTCCTTGTCCGTCACCTTCTCTATGATATACTTTAATATCAAGAGTATCTACTAGTTGTCCTGGAACAAGTTCTTCAGGACCTTTAGACGTTGTAGGTGTAACAAAGCCGTCACCGTCAACAATAATATCTTCTGCATTTATACCCTGGGCAGTTTGATAGTTTAAATCTCCGCCACTAAGTGCCGTATCGTAACTTTCTGTATCCGGAGTAACACTGCCGTCACTTGTATTTTTTCTTATAATTAATACATCTCCATCAGCAACAATAATACCCAACTCATCTAGGAAAATTGTATCTGTTGTGCCGTCGCCGATCAAGCTATTAATTATTACACCGGTATAATCAAATTTGCCGCTATCAAAATTTGGATCATCAATTCTTACACCGTTAAGATATACATTATATTCTGTATCTTGTTCTAATGGCTGGCTTAATTTTATACTAATAGTTGAACCGTCAAATGTAAATATTTCATCTTCATATGTATTATCATATATGTCCCATGAAGTACTATACCATTCTCCAGATCCCCAACCAGCAGGTCCTTCAAAATCAAAACTTCTTACTTCAACGCCGCCGTAATCAACACCGTCCATAAGTTGTGCAAAATTCATCGAACCATCATTGTTTTCACCTATACCAAACATTCCTGTAGTAGGATTGTATCCGTATGCTAATCTATCTTGTGCAGTAAGCATACTAATAGGCTTATAATAATCAATTACAATTTCTGCACCTACATTAGGCGGAGTAGTAAATATTATTTGTCCTTGTTCTCTTGTATAAGTTTTATCTAAATTTTCTGTATTTGCAAATGTATAACGACTTCTTAATTGTTCTTTATTATCTATTAATACTTTTACTTTGGTATTATTTAGATCCATAGGAAAATTTAAGTCAAAAACAAATTTAGATCCTGTTCCGTAGTAAGTTTCTGATTCAGTTAATTCAGCAATATATACGTTGCCACTAATTCTATCAAATTTTACTTTAATATTTGCTGTACGTGCAAGACCGTTACCTAAAATTACACTTGCTGTTGCAGATGTACCATCGTCTTCTTGTGAGCCTATAATTTCAATATCTGGTTTAGATATGTATCCTGATCCAGCATTAGTAACTTTGATTTCTACAATTTTTCCTTGGCTTATATAAGCTTCGGCTGTTGCATTCTGGCCGCCGCCGCCGGTTATAATAACTTTTGGCTTTGTAAGATATCCTGATCCTGGATTTGCTATTTTAATTTGTGTAATTTCGTATCCTACATTATCTAACCAGTGCTTCCTTGGATACTCGAGCATAATATCATCTATGCCTATAAGTTGTGTTTCTTGTGCTTTAACTTTAGAAGTTTGTATACTTTTTGTATTTTCAGAATAAAAAGGAGGTAAATCAAAATCTGTTGTGGAGCTTCTTGTATTATCAAAAGCATCATAATCTGTTACAAATTCTCGTATAGTCGAACTATATGGTTTTGCTTCATTAATAAAATCTGTATAACTTGGTAAAGTATTGTTTTGGAAGTTTCTAGGCTGATCTAAAACTCCTTTATTATGTTTACCTTTTATAAAGCTAGTCTTAAATGCCCAATCTACATTATTTTGTTCTGAGAATATATATCTTAAACTTGCAAACCATAACTTATTATATTCTACAGATAAGTTATCTACAAACAAATTATCTCTTATTGTTTCTAATATAATTCTTGTTTCTTTAATAGGCTGAGAATCGTAAAAATAACTATCGTATGAACGATTGTCATATCCGATAGAGTTACCTGCTAAATCATATAATGCATCTGAGAATTGTATAGAACCGTTTTGTCTGCCTATAGTTTCATAATTTACTGTATAGTCATCTACAGATTCATTTGCTATTTTACGCAATAATAACCAACCGCCTGTACTAATATTAGCAATTTTTACTGTATCGCCTATTGTAGCCTCTAATCCTAATAATTCATAACTTTGGTCTACTTCGTAATCGATATCAGTAAATTCATTTATACCTTCTTGGTACCAATCAATATAATTCCAAAATAAGTTAACATCAAATTCTTGTACTTGATATCTAAACCAGGTTTTTTCATCATAGTTTAATCTATAAATTGACCACTTGCCGAATACTGTTGAATCATTATTAACTAATACAGAAAATGGTCTAACACTTATTAATGTATTGCTTTCATAATTATTACCTTGTGATTCTACATTTATATTTGTAATTTGTCCTAGATTATTAATTGTAATATCAAAAGAGGCACCATTACCGTTACCTATAATAGAATATGTAGGAGCAACTTTGTAGCCTCTACCAGGATTTATAATTCTAACTCTTACAATTCTACCATTTTGTATAACAGGTTCAAGTATTGCCTGTTCTGCTTTCGATATACCTACAAATTGTAATTCTGATGTTGTATCAATTACTGCATCATATTGACTACTTAATTGAGTAGGTGCAACTTGTGCTTGTGATAATGGACTTAAATTATATAAATCAGCAATGATATTCTTTTTGAGTATCATATTCACACGTTCTATTACTTGCTTCAATGCTTCTTCACGGTTAACAAACATACTTTGTCTTGGTCTAAATTTGTTTCCATATCTATATTTTGGAGAAAGTGTGATATCCGGAACTACTTTAAGATTTGTATCATATCCAACAAGACTATCAAACCATTTTTGTTCTATTTCTGTATTCAATCTACTTGTTTCAAGACCTTCACTTATAATCTGATACTGATTATGTACATTTTGGTCTATTGTATCTTCAGTCCATCTTATCGATAAAACAATATCTTTGTTATTAATAAAAGAACTAATATTGTGCATTGTTAGTCGATTAGCTGAAAGAAAGTTTACATGTCGATACCCTTGTGCAGAAGGATTAGTAATTAATTTTGTAACATCTAATGCACTAATTGTTCTATCTTCTAAAGACGGAACTGTTGCTTTGTTCTTTACCCAGAAGTAGTTTTTAACAAAATATGCATTAGATACAGAATCATAAAACGTTTTTTGTGTATAGATTGCATCACTGTATATACTCTGGCCGCTGACGCCTTTTAATAATCCTTCTTCGGTATCAGCAATTTCGTCATACTCACTAGGTGTAAATTCTGATTCTACCCATTCGTATACATCTACACTTGTATTAAATTCTAATTTATTAAATGCACCATTTTGATAAATCGTGTCGCCTTGATAAGGGTATGTAAATCTAGCTTCGCTAATGTCCCACCATAATTTTCCAACGTTTTCTTCAGCCCAAAATTTCTCTTCATCGTATACACCTGCAACTGCACTTACATTATATCGAGCAGGATCAAACGGAATCTTATATGTTAATTCTTGTTCTGCAGGACCTGCAATTTTTCCTTGTATCGGATCTATCCAATCTAAGTAAGTTAGTATTTGATCTGTTCTTTTGTTATAAAGGAAAATATTTTCAATTTTACTTGTATCAACTGGAGCAATTTTTTCTCTTGTTTTAGTCCATGCTGTTTTACCCGAATCTTTACGATATTCTAAAACTGTTCCTCTAGACTTTTGATTTAATGTTCCGTCTGGCAATATAATAGGAGCAGTACGTGTCCACTCTGTATTATCAAAGTCTCTATCTTCAATAACTAAGCCTGGAGTAATATCAGCGTTAGCAACATATGCTATACCGTCATATTCTACTATAGAGCCTTTTTTGTACGATTTATTTTTTGAAAATACATCGTAATCGTTTAAGATCATATTTGTCATACCCATATAGACATGATTATTATTAATTTTTAAATTTTCACCTAACAATATTGCATCTTTATCACGTAAGACTAGATCTTCTGCAAAAAGATATTTCTGTTCAATTTTTTCATAGTGATAAACTACACCCGAATCTTTATTAGAACCTGCAAATCTAGTAAAGTTATTATCAAACGCAGTTTCGCCTGTATCAAAAATAGTAGGTATTACACTATCGCCGTTTGCACTAGTAATAAAAATGCCATTATTAGTTGCAGCTACAGTAAAGCCAAACAATTCAGATTCTTCATTGCTAGGACTATATAGCATTTGACCTTTTGTAAATCTTGTTCCATTAAACTGATATACATGGACCTTACCTTGATCTATTTTATTAATATCATCAAATGGTTCGCCGATTGCTATAGTGTTTCCGTCTGGACTGATTGATATAGAATTAGCAAAACCGGTATTTGGTATATCTGGATAGATAGACTGATCTAAATAAAATTTATCATTAATCTTTCTATATACTAAAACTATAGTTTCAGGAGTTGAATTTGTTTCTTGTGTACTAGTTGTAATTAGAACGTCACCTGTAGTACTTAATTCAAATTTTTCACCAAATCTAATTATGTTAGTTTCTGGATCAAAAAATACTTCATCTTTAGCATTAAATTGCTCTGTCCATTCATTTGGATTAAACCTGCGATTTAATTCAATACTATTAGGAGTTATATCATCATTTGCTTTATACAGTTTTTCGTTATACACTACAATCGAATCAACATTATACGATGCATTTTTATCAAAATCTGCAAAATCATATGCAACAAATCCACTATTGTTAGGAATGTAACCTAAATAATCGATTCCAGTTGGAACAATATCCCATTGAAAATAGTTAAATGACGAATTTGCCGAAATGTTAGTTTTTGCAACAAATAACCTATTGTTTCCGCTATCAGGACCATCATATTTTACTATTTCACCAGCTCTGTATGGTATTACAGGATCATATTCTCCTCTATAATCTTTATCAATACCGTAAACAAAGCTTATATTTTTCCAGTATAAATTATTTGTAACTAATATAGGATTATTAATATCTTGAATAAAATTAATTAATGTTTCGTAGTATTCACCTCTAAATACTACAATATCTCCTTGCACATAATCTAAGTTTAAATCAAACTTACCGCGATATCTTAATGATTGCTCATCATCAAGACCATGTGTTAAAAATTCTATAGTACCAAAGTTATTTAAAGACTCGTCGCCTTCTGAACTTACAGAAATATAATATTTACTATTAACTTGTTTTACATTTATTCTAGATCCAAACTTTCTGTCATTTCCTCTATACCTAGAAACTATACTTCTAATGTATGTATATGCGCCGTTTTCACTACGTCTATATACAGATATAACACCTTCATTATCAAATTTCTTTTCGCCAAAACTATCAACCGGTATGTTATATACTTGTGTATAATCTTTATTAAACGAACTAGGTAAACTTGCACTTCTCGAATCACCACTTCTAGTTTGCTCATTATATAACCAGTATTCGTCATTTACTAAGTCTGCATTCTCCACAAGTGGCATAAAGAATGTTCCTGTTGAATCATTTATTACGTTATTTTTTACAACAAAAAGTTTGCCTATATTATCAGCTGTGTTTACAAGTGAAAATCCTACATCAACACTATCAATAACTCCCATATCTCTATCTGGATCAGCTGCTCCTCTATATAAGTCATTACCTAATCTAGTAAATTCATATCTAGCAATATTAGTATTGTATAATTCAAAGTTTCCGCCATAGGTAGTACCGTCGTACTCTTGTAGGATTTTTACATACACTCTTACACGTAGGAAATCTCTTTGATAGAACATTACTTCTGCTGCACTAGTATTGTAACTGGTTAATGCAAGTCCGCCAAATTCATTAAAAGGTATTTGTTTATCAACAATTATATCTCCACCATTTGGTCTTTCTGTAAGAACATTTCCTACATAATGATATCTAGCCTGCGGTTCAAATGGATCTCCATTAAAATCAAATTCTGAATATTCAAATTCAATAAATCCATCCCAGATATCAAATACATCATGAGATTTATTTATAATACTATCTTGAAATCCAAATTGTGTTAAATCAGTAGTAAAGTTTTCGTTTGACTGTAGTTCTAATTTTATACTTTCTCCTGAAACTATAGAATTAAATTCATCAGTGTTTGGAGTTCTAAATACAAATATATCTGCAGGATAATCTGCTGGGGTATTATAAGGATTTCCTGAATAAGATAAATTTAATATTTGACTTGCTTGTTTTTTTATTCCTGTATAATCGCCTATTGTAGATGTTGTATTAAGTAAATTAAAATATTGATTCTTAACTCTAGATTCTTCAGATCTTACTAAGTCTACATATACTAAACCATTTCCAGTATCATAAAACTCAGTACCATTATTATAAGGGTCTGTTTCAATAAGCCAAAATCCTCCTACTACATCAGGTGTAAGATTTTCTGCTATTAATGAATATGTACCAACTAGGTTATCATCATTTACAAACATAACTCCTGTTTGTTCAAAAACTCCGGTTGTATTTTCTAGATATAAAACAGTAGTTCCGCCTTGTTCTCCTACAAAAACAACTGTTCCGGCTGCTGTTGTAGTTTCTAAAAAATCTCCTATTATTGGAAGAACAGTATATTCCGGGATACGTACTATAACTTCTACCTTGTTTTTAATTTCAAACGCACCTGTTAAGTCTGTAGCTTTAATATCTAATAAGTTATTCCATGGCTCGTATGCATCATTTATATTTGGATTGTTTTTCGAATATAAATTATATTGTAAATGTATAGTGTCTCCAACTGATGATGCAAGATACTGTTGTAGAGGTGCTCTAACTAATACATGTCCTCTTCCTGTCTCAGGGTTATTGACATAGTTATTATTAAGACCAGGAGTTCCAGTAATTAATAATGCTAATAATGTACTATCAACTGTATCGTCATTAATAAAATCAGTGTAACTACCGAAAGTGTTATACGACTGGCTGCCGATTGCTGGTAAAATATCTCTATTTGCTCTCCATAAACTTTCTTTATAATTTACAATATCAGATTTACTATATGGCAAAAATGGATCAAAGTTTTCTTTATATCTAGTTCTTACATTTGACGCTGTTGGAGAGCCTACAAACAAATAATTTCCGTCAGGTGTATATGCAACCGAAGTACCGTATCCTGATTCTGCCTCATCACTACTAAAAATATCTCCACCTGATGTTAAAGTTTGATCTAAGGTCCATGAACTAATATCATTTGATCTACGATAAACGTGTACTCTACCATCTAATTCTTTAGGAGATCCTACAACCATATTTCTGTTATTAGATGTTACATCTAATGTCGATGCATAATCATGAAAGGAGCCGTCGTCAGTTGTAGGATTTTCTACACTACTTTGTAGATTGTATACTTCTTCATTTCTATATACTCCCCAGTTAGAATCTCCGTCAATATCATCTACCCAAATCTGTTGATTAAGTGCTTTATTTTGTTGTAGGATAGCATTTGCACTATCTAAATCTGTACTTCTTACTGATCGTAGTCCGACTACTTTTAAATCTAAATCATCGTTATGATCAACATCTACAAACTCTGGAAAATCTTTTTGTAACGGCCATTCAACTATCACGTCATTTCTATTTTTTTGTATTACTTTGTAGAAATTTACTATACCAAATAGTTCTGCATTAATAACAGAAATATAATCGCCTATTGCAATATCTGTAGGAAATTTATTAAACGTAAATCTTACTAACGGATAATCCGAGTCTGGAGTAGTAGTAAGATTTAAATTAACTTCTGATGTTCCAACTAATGTTAGATTTAATCTTGTAAATTGATGAACATTCCAAGTATTATTATCAATAGGAGACCAAATATATTGATCTTCTATTAATTGATTTACGTTAGCATAAATTATGTCTTCAAAATTTACTACTTTAAAATCTACGTCTCCATTATATACATATCCGCTAGATTTTATATACTCGTCAAATTTAGCCGTTGTAGGGAATGGTGAATTGTTATAATTTTTTGATTTGTGATATAGCTCAAACGGACGTTGTCTATAAACTTTATCTGTATTATCTTGTGGTAGATAATCAACAAGTTCAATAGGTTGCGGCGAAAGTAGCATACTCTGTTCATCTAATACAATTTCTAATTCTTCTTTTTTATCAACTGATCCGTATCTGCCTACTTGAATTGCCCATTCTTCATAGAACTCTAAACTATCTTTGTCTGCTGTATTCAGTGCATCAAATAATTTATCAAGTGCATTTTTTGTGCCTTTTTCTTGTATAAATCCTTGATAGAATTTATACTGACTAACATCATCGTTGATTATATTTGACAAATATTTTCTATTTTGATATCCTAATAGATGTTGAGCAAGTTTTTGTTTTTCTATATCAAAATTGTCACTATCTAAATCATAAAAATCTGTAAATTCACTAATTCTATAATCAAAATTTGTAAGTAACTGTGATTTTGGTCTTTCATCGAGTATTTGCCATTTAGATGTACTAAATGTTTCATTACCAGGAATATTTTCTAAAGCTACATAATAAAATTCTTTATATTTTATCAAATCACCGATAACATAATCTTGCCATTCTTGCCATTCAGTTACTTTTGCATCGTCGAAAACAAACCCAGGTGCATTAAGTGTACCATTCCATTTATCGCTTCTGTATCCTGAAACTTTTATTCTTTCTTGTCTATAACCTGTAGACGGTTTATATATAATATCGCTAAATTGTGTAGTATTATCTAGCAGCACAACATGCTCTTTTTGCACGAGAGGAAGTTTTATGTGATATACTCCGTCTTCAGTGTTTGCTAATCCTATGCTAAATCCCGTCGCGGATCTAGCTATTCTACTAATATCTGATTTAATTTGATTGCCATCTGCATTTAGAATTAATCCATAATCATAAAAATTATTATTAAGATTATCTACGGTTACAAAAGCTCTTTCAAAATCTATTAATTCTGCACTAGGACTTATAGATAATGCATTTCCTGGTGCCCAGTTTTGAGTTGTCCAGAATAAAAATTCTCTTACTGCATATGTCCAGTTTTTAATATTATTAGAGCCAGCAAATTGTTCAAACTTGAAGCCTAGTTTATTTAAATATTCTCCATAACCTATTAAAAAGTCTACTACTTCTTGACTAGTTCTTAATGTTTCACCGTAGTTAAGATAACTTGTAATAGAACTAAATTTTTGCGCTACGGTTGCAGATTTTCCACCTACAACTGGTGCTTCGGAAAGTCGAGCTAAATTAGTATCATCAAATTGCGCATTACTTTTATAATTTTTTATTACTCTATAAAATACTGTTCCGTCTTCGACAACTTGACCTTTATAATAATTTTTTTCCGGTTGCCACTTAACAAATTCTTCGCTAACTCCTCCTACCGAAATTGCCGGATCTGAAAATGAAGTAATCGGTTTATAATATGAAAATTGCGGTTTAGCCGGATCATAACCTTTAATTATATAACCAGATGCACTTTTTTCTACAATTACACCACTGTAACTAGCAATATCGATCGGTGTACTTTTATGTAAGAATATTTTATAGTTTTCTTCAGGTACAAATACATTACCTTGATTATAAGGTGTTCTACTGTCTAGTATTAATTTAAACTTATCTTTATTACTAAACCCAGCTATTTTAAAACCCATTTTGTTTTTAATTGATTTAACATTGTTAGTATAATCTTCGTATACTTTTGTTACATAACCTGAAATATAATTATACTGGTAATTCACTAACCCACTTGTATAAATTCTTTCATCATCATTATACGTATTAGGAAATTTAATTTTTTCTAATTCTATACTTTTTCCTGTAGGAGTGTAAACTAATTGTCCGCAGAAATTTCTAGACATTCTAGAAATATCAAAAGCAGTACCAAGTACTTTAGCTGGTTGATTTAGTAAGTAACTAAGAAGTATTGCAAAAGGATATTCGCTTGAATTTCTCCATGCTGCTTCTACTGGAGCAGAATCTCCAAATGTAAATCGTTGACGTGTATAACTTGCAACATAATTCTTTGCAAAATTACTTTCTAACGGAGCAGTTAAATTTCCTCTATCGTCTACAGGAATATGAGATACTAATCCCGGTCTTATATATTTTGGATTTCTAATAGGTAATTTTCCTGGCTCTCTTATCAAGCCTTCTTGTAAATCTTCCCATAATACTAAATTATTTTTTGTATACGGAGCTACTCCATAAACTTCGTCCCACCAAGAAGGTTTGATTGTAAACCCTATCATTTCCCATGGATGACTGTGTGGTCGATCTGTATCATATGCTTGCTTATAAATACCTCTCCAAAATCCTGGCAAGGTTTCATCATTAGGTCCGGTCATTGAAGAATAATTTATTAAAAATTTATCTGATCTATTATAAAAACTATTTTCTGTATAATCTTCATCAACTATTTGATTCCATTGCAAGAAATCAATCAATAATGTATTATCTATTTCCTGTTTAGTAAATTTAGTATCTCTATAAAATCCTCCAACATAATCATTAATGTCAAAGATATTAGGATTATAATCTACTTTAATATTATTAAATATTCGTTTTTCAAATTCTAATAATAAATCATCTCGATAGTCGTTAAATGCTACAGTAATACTTCCGTCGTGTCCTTGTATTACTCGTGTAGGTTCTCTAAATCTATCATCAATATAAATTTTTGGTTCGTAACTAGGATATAATCCTAATTTTGTAGGTGTAGGCGGAACATACGATCCATCTGTCGAACTATACTCATAAATTTCAATAGTATCGCCAACTTCTTTATCGGCTACGATAACAGCAAATCCTTCAGAACTAAATGTATAATCACGTCCTTTTAATAATTGAGTACCGTTCAAATAAACATTAACCGCAGTAGTGCTTATTATGCTGTCGTCATAAGCGTTGCTTATTGCAAAAAACGGATTTGAGTCATCTAGTACTTCGTAAACTAATCGTTTACCTGTATTATAAGATATCATATCACTAAAATAAAATGGCATATTAGATGTTTTATCTTTATTAATTTCTAATAATATTTTATTTAAATGCTGTATTACTGGCCCTGAATATCCTAATTTTGTAGAAGTTTGTATAAGCTGTCTTTTAAATTTTGCATACTCTTGTTTAGAAAATCGTAAAGCACTTACAATGTTATGTTCTTGAGAATTTAAATGATAATTTGCTAAATTTACAGGTCCAGAATGTTTCATAAATCTAGTACCAAACTTATCAAGATCTCCTAAATCTCTTAAATTACTTTTTCCAGGATATGTACCGTCAAATTTAGGAATTTCACCTATCATTGTATTGACATGGTCTACAACTTCTCCTAATGTAAAATCAACTACATTTTCATTTAATGGATTTCTTTCTAAGTTATTAGGTATTTCATAAAATCCATTTTTAGATTTAGGACTATTTGATAAAGTTTTTATAATTACAATTTGATTTTCTTTTAAATCATTTGTAAATGTTACAAAAGTTTTTTTATTAATTCTATCTATTTGATAATCTACATTTTCTTTTTGAAATCTGTCATTAACAAATACCTTGACTTTTAAATCTGTTAGCAAAGTTGAATTTTCGTAAACATCAATTTCAAAGTTATTATTTTGTTGTAATGTAGATGTATATTGTCTAATAACATACTGTTTTGTTATTGTAGGTTGAGATGCCCAGCCGTTTTGATATTTAAAATCTTCTCGACTTGTATATTTTCTTAAATATGCATTATCTGTATAGACTGTACTAGTACCAGTTTCACTTTGTATAGTAAATGTATCTGATAATAAATTAAAGTCAAACACAATATCGCCACTATTATCTATAGTTCTATAGCTTAAAGGAAATCCTAATTCTTCATCAGGAGTTCCGGTTCCTTCTCTATAACTAAAAAGCTTTGTTCCTGTAAAATTTGAACCTTCAAATATAGTAGAGTCGCCAAAATCGTTTCCATTAGGACAACATAAATCAAATTTAGGAGGCTGGTTAGTTTTTGTTTTTAATTGTCCTAGATTCCATTTGTTATTAGTAAAATGATAACTTTTACCTGCATTATTAGTACCCTTTGTAACTAAAACAGTTTCTAAATCTAATGGATTAGAGTCATCAGTTTCAAATAAACTTATTTGTCTATAACCTTGGAAGTTCAAAAACTTTACAGTGTATATTTTGTCTTTGACAAGTATATCTGTATCAGCAGTAAAAAGTATTCTCATACCTTCAGTTATGTCAACACCGTCGATATTATAGCCAGATGAGCCTTCTATAATAGAAAATACATCTGTTGTAAAATCATCAATAAGATCAATATCTTTTTTTGCAAATGTTCCAAAATTAAATAATTTTAATCCTGATTCAAATTCAATAATAGGACGTTTAGCTCTAGCATCTTCATCAATATTAACTTGTGTTAAATTAATTTCAGCACTTTTATCTATAACATCTCTATGAATCCATCTATTATATCTAGACCAGGCGTTTTTATCAATTGCTGCACGATTAGAAACAATATAATCTTTTGTTGCAGGATATGAATTATTATTACTCCATGGTAATATATCAAATCCTTGGGAGTCAAACGGCACTAATTTATTTTCAGAATATGATGCAGGAATAATTAAATCTATAGTGTTTACTAATCTAATCTTGTCACCAACACCCTCAACATAATACTGACCTGTTTCGTAACTTTGTGGCACTGTATCCCCAAGGAAGTATACTTTCATTCCATTTGAAACACTCCAGCCATCTTTTGTTGTATATTCTTTTTTACCTAATATTTCTGCTGCTATATCGATAGTTGTATTTTCTTCAATATCATATACTCGGATATTGCCACTAGTATTCACATCATTTTTTGATATGTAAAATAATTTATCAGGCGCATTATCAGGAATAGTAAATTCTATAGTTCCCTTTTCGATATATAAAGTTGCAATTTCTTCATCGTCTTCATTCAGTTTTCTTATTCCATCTGGATAAAGTGTAGAAATATTTTCAGCATCGTCTTGAAAACTAACTATACCGTCTGCAGGTATTACAAAAAAATCACCTGGTTCAGACACAGCACCCTCTTCGTTATATATAACTGAATTATATAAATCGGGGCCACTTGAATCATCTCTTCTGCCAGTTAGTAATGCTGACCCGGGTGTAAAAGTTCGTGATAACGCAAATGCCATAGGATGACCCGGAGTATCTATTTCAAATTTATAAGTCTGTCCTCTATATAATTTTAAGTTAGGATTTCTACTAAATCCATTTGGAGAAAATACATAAGCAAAATTATCGTCGTCTTCTTCTAATGTAACTGTGTATGTACTCTCAATTCCTCTTTCTTGACCTTGTATTGCAACAGGCTGCGGTCCTTCAGGTATCCAGTAATATTCACGAAAGTTTACAAATTTATCCCAGTCAATGCCAGGGTTCCATGCATACGACTCTTGAGAGTTTAATTTGCTGTGATTAGCAACTGATCCTGAAAAATTATTTACAGAATTGATATAATCAACATAGTCTCCATAAAATTTTACATTGCCTAAATTATCTTCTATTACAGTTGCAGGTTCAAATTGATAGTTTTCTCTATCTGATGATATATCTCCGATATAATTATCTGTAGTAGTATTATATGATTTGGCATGCTTTCTTCCAAAATATCCTGATAGTTTTTCTGCTGTGCCTGGTTGTGTTAATTGATCTAGTGTTGCTTGTAAAAAATTAATATTTGCAGTAGTTCTAAAGAATTTTGGTAATAGATTACTTGTTTTTCTTTCAGAATCTCCAGGAACTGGCAAACTGTATTCGTTTTGATTATTATTAGACATTAGTAACTATAACCTCCTGAAGAGCTACTTGAATTTGATACAAGAACATTCGATTGTACTCCTGTATTATTTTGTGCAGTTGCACTAACTACTTTTCCATCTACTTTTAATTTTTTAGCTGAAATTTCATTAATTACTTCAATGTCCGAAACAGTTGCAGCATTAATGAATACTTCGTCTGGTTCAGATTTTATTTCAAACAAACTTCCAAATACCTGTGAATCTTGTTTTGGTACAATTAATAAACTTGCAATATTAGGACTCATATTACTCATAATATATGTGCTAAGTTCTTGGAAGTAAAATGTATCTCCAAAATCCCAGTTTTCAGATGCAAAAAACTTATTAATATAATCAACTACTGTTGACTTTAATTGATTATCATTTAAAACTATACTAGGATTTTTTACAATTTTAAATGTTACTTGTAATTCTTCGATTGCTTTATCTCCAAATAATGGTTTATATTTTACAGGATGATAAATTATTTCATCGCTTATACTTTTTATTTGGTTCAGTTGACCACTGTAATTTAAGAATAATTGATCACTACTTTGAGGTATAGGTTTTATATCTAATTCATTAGAAAGCCAAAGCCTATACTGTACATCATAATCTCTTGTTAAAAGGTAGGTATCTATAATATTTGATAACGCAGGATCAATACGTTGATCATTGTCAGCTGTATGTAAATAATGAAACTTAATTTTTTCTCTACCCACATATGCTCTGTAGTCACTTGTAACATAAGTATTATTCTTTATTTTATCAATATACTTGAATACATTTGTCTCAATAATATAAAAGACTTGCTTATCATTATATACACTAAAAGATCCTATGTTAGATTCTGTCGAAACTATTATAATTGTGTTATTACTGTTATCGAAATATTTAAAATCTTCTGTTTTATCCTCAGTAATATATTTTTCTTGGAATATAAACTTATTAGCAATATTAGTTGAAGGGCTAACAATTTCTTCAAATAATTCTATATCGTCATATACACCATCATCGTCAGAATCAAAGAATGTAACTTCAATTTTTTTACTTTCGATATATCCTGAACTATCTCTATACGCATCTGATATTGACCATGCAAAATCTCTTGTAAACGGCATTAATTCATCAGGCTTTTTATTAATATTCAATACATTAATTTTATCTTTAATTGTTTTACCTGTTTTACTATCATATATTTTATCAGCACTATCAAAATAAAATTTAATTTCACTGTCACTTTCAAAAATGTATCTTAAATTTCTATAATTTACATTATAAGTCTCGCCGTCAGTTTTAAAGTAAAAAATCCAACTTGAATCTAAATTTTGTTCACTAGTGTTTCCGGCTTTTCCTAAATTAAATTCGTTTACGGTATCAATGTTTTCTGCTAAAATAATTTTCCACTGTCTATCAAATTGATCGTAACGTAATCCAAAATCATTATATGCAAATGTTTGATCGATAATTTGAACAATTACATCTGGTAAAAGATTTTCAGCAAGCTTTGGTCTTATTTCTGTAAGTACTGCTCCTTGAGGTACATTGTCGTTTAAGTATATCGGTCCTAATGTAGAATCTAAATCTTTACCGTCATCGGTTATACTAATAACTTTAGTCCATATGTATTCTTTGCTTCCTGGATGATCAGCATCGCCTAGCATAAGAGTATTGTCTTCCATAAAATGATAACCGGACGGTGCTAAAAACTTTAACATAGTTTCTGCTTCTAATAGTCTTAGACTATTAGCAGTAAATGTACCTACTGCTAACGGATCTCCGTCAGTATCACTCAAATTACCTGTGGTTAAATTAGTATCATTTGTACGTGAATTCCATGAAGCATTTAAATCATCAACTATAATTTTATTGTACTTAGAAAGATAAAAATTCTTAATATTGTTTGAAGATAAAATTGGTGTTATAGTATTGTATATAAATCCTTCAATATCTGACTGTGTAGTAAAATTAAATTTCTTTAAAATATTATAATCTTCTTTATACAGAATTCCATCGTTAGCATATAAATTTGTAGAACTATATTTTCCAGTAGTGTCTTTTAAATCAAAATATCTACTTATTCCACTACTTAATCTGTTAACTGATTTTACCTTTGTTATGTCTTGACTCACTGCGAGTGGGCCTACATTATAATCTTCAGCTGTAATCATTCTATTTTGAGTGTAGTAAGTAGCTGGAGCATTTTGTTTAATTTCAGCATTAGTTTCAGCAGGTGAAGAATTTGATACATTTGTTTTTAAACTAAGTGTAATTGTAAGTGTTTCTGAATTATTAGCTTTTGAAATATAAGGTATTTCAATGTTTATATTTGCCATACCTGCTGGAGATATATTCATAAATCTATTAGCACTTGTTCTATAATATAGCTTATAATTCCCGCCTGGAATATTGCCAAAGACACCGTCTGCAAAAATTAAATTAATTCTGTCATCAACTCTTGACCCTACAGCAAAAATATTTTTAATTTTTTTGAATAAACTATTATAAATTACATTGTTACCTTCAACAGTATCAACCTTAGTCCATAATTCTGTTTCAAATCCGTTTAGATCTAACCCGTATAACCAAACATCACTATTATTAATATTAGGAGTGTCTATAGATACAATTTGATTTGGCGTAGGATTACTAACAGCAAAATTTCCAATTTTCAAATCTCCTTGACGGAAATGCATAAAAAATCCTGTATTAGAACTACCGGCGCCTTTGCCATCGTCTCTATATAAAAATGCTGGATTATTTCCAGGTAATGGTGGTTCTTCACTAATTAAATTATTGTCAATATCAGTAGAAACTATTTCAAATTTTTCCGATTTTCCCTGAACTGATCTTGTAAATTTATAAACAGGAATATCAGTATTCAATGCATTAAATCGATATTGTTCAGTCGGTACTCCAGAAATATTTGCACTCTTTAGTGGCTTTCCTACAGGATTTGTAACAGGCAAAGCAGCGTTAATTATTTTTGTAAATTGTTCTAACCATAAGTTATTAGAAGGATCATTCCATTTAGCAGTAATGCCATTCATATTAACACCGCTACTATCAAAAATTGATTCACTTGTTTTAACTGCTTCAATTTTTAAAAGACCATTTGCTGCTTGATTTCTTTTGGGATTATAACTTATTAATCTAGCAAGTCTTAATACACTTTCTCTACGCTCTGCTGTTTCTAAAAAGTTTTCTCTTGCATTAAGATCAACACGGAAAGATAAATTTTGTCCTAAAAATGCTATTAGATCAATAAGAGCTACATATTCTGATGTTTCAATATAATCGTTAAAATTTTCTGGATAATTTTCTCTTAGATATTGAATCATTGTTCTACGTAGATTATCAAAATCATAACTTTGAAAATCAGCATTACGAAAACTTTGATAGATTCTTTTCCAATCCTGATTTAACAATAATCTATTTTGTCTGTCAGATATAGACATAGCGGTTTCCTTAATTTAATGTATTTATCAGGTTTAGAAAAGTGCGTATTTAATTTACGCAAGATTAGCAGATTGGTCAAATTTAAATTCTAAAGACTCTTGAATTCCGTAAGCAATATATTCTATAGTTGCTTCTATTTGTATGCCTGATTCATATGTAGTTACAGATATTGATTTTGATATTACTCTAGGATCATAATTTATAATTTCTGTTACATTTGTAATAATAGCTTCTTCAATTTCAGGAGTTAATTGTTCAAATAAAACATCCCATATAATTGTACCAAAACTAGGATCACTAAGTTTTTCTCCCTGCCTAATATGAAAATGATTTATTACGTCTTGTTTTATAAGTTCTAAATCATATAAATTAAATCCAGATCTTGTAATATCAGTGGTGCTAAATCCTCTATAGGCAATTCCTTGACTACTAGGATTTATTCCGTTACTAGTAACACTTACTCGTTTATATAAATTTTTTTCTAATGTACTCATTTTAACTTCCTCGTATTGCTCTCGAACCTATAGAATAATATTCGTCGCCTGTAGTTCCGTATGCATCAGCGCCGCCATTTCCATTTCTCCAGTTAGTCATTCCTCCAGCACCTAATAAATGAGAGCCTGCTAACATGCCGCCAACTGTCTCTAAATTATCACTAGATCTAATTCCACCTTTATTTTGTAAATATTTGTAATTAAGATTTGTGTATTTGAGCATTGCAGTTTCTTGTTCAGTAGTATTTGACAAAAAGTCGTTAAGATTATTTACGCCGCCAACTCCAGTCCAATTAGCTGGATTTCTAAGTGACGAATTATTATTACTTGCGTCAGCCCTAATATATCCTAAATCTTTAAGTGCCATTGTACCCATTTGATATTTTCCTACAAATCCTATACTATTAATTGCCGAATAATTATTATTACTTTCACGCTGTCCTACTGCTCCTAAGTATGCTGCGGTTTGTTCTTGTGTAAGTCCGGCAATAGTGCCTTGTAGCTGATCAGTACTTAATGGTAATCCTATATTTGGAGCAATATTTGGAAGTGCTTCGATACCGGCTGCCTTAGCAAGTGCAGGATCTATTTGTCCTATGTCATATCCGATAGACGGAGCAAAAGTGTTTCCGCCGCTACTTAATGCAGGAGGAGTTTTAGACGCTGCGCCAGAACCTTTAGCAAAAGTATCAGGAGTTAAAGGAGCAAAAGTATTACCAGCAAGCCTACCAGGTTTTTCTCTATCAGTTTCTTTAGTTTTAAACACTAACGGGTTCATATTTTCATGATGTGGCCAAGGTTCGTGTTGCGGTGCTCTTGCAAGAATACTAGGATAATATGTAGGAACTTCGCTTCCTGGTAACATATAAGGTAATTGTATAGTTGTTAAGTGTATAACTTCGGTTGCATCTAATGGAGGTTCAGCATCAACAGCAGGTAGTGCTGCAAGTCCTACAGACGGATCGCCGCCTGCACGAGCTGAATTACTAAGATTGCTATTCCAGTGAATTTGTCCTGCATCGCCTGCAATAATGCCTGCACCTTGTATATTAACATTAGAACCTGAATTATGATAAGAACTTTGTCCTGCAATTACATGATGTGTAGTGCCTGCTTCTTGATGTATTGTAGTTGCAGATATAATTGTAGTATCATCAGCTGATTGAGATCTAATATTAGCATCTGATATTAGATGAACTTCGCCTGTGATTTTTTCTCGTCTGTATCCTTCTACAATTCCTTCTACATTTCCTTTTGCATAATATCTAATATCACCGCCATCGCCATCTTCGCCGCCGATAGATCTTATACTTAAACTTGCATTTTGTATATGATGTATTCCTACTGCAATGTCATGTATATTAGTATCGCTTTTTCTATACCAACTTTGCCCGCTAGTTTCGTGTGTTTTTTCATCTGATCTTTGATATCTGCTTTTATTAGTATGGAAGTGATAATTTTCTTTTACTAAAACTTTCATTTCGCTATCAACAGTTGTATCACTCAAATTATGAACTGTTAATTTATAATCATTTCCGACATCTATATTAGTATTCCATGCACTTTCGACTTGTATTCTTCCAGCTTCATTTTCGTTAACATCATATTGATCGCCACCACTATATCTTGCTGTGGCTTTCATATTGATGTTTCGACCTGCTTCCATATTAATATCACGCTCTGCTGTAATATTTAAATCAGCCCCAGTCATAATACTAATACTATCATCGGCATGAATATCTATTTTACCATCACTTGTTAATTCTATCCAAGCAGTCCCTCTACTATTACCTATATAAATTAAATCTTCTGCATTATGCAGTAATATTTGATGTCCGGTTCTTGTCCTTAATCTAATATGTTCATTGTGAGGTATAGTAGCATCGCCTTGTATATCACCGGCTTCAACATTTGCATATACAGGCGGGCCATCTTCTGCATGAGTCTTTCGTATATACTTGTCGTCTCCATCGTCAAATACTAAACTAGATCCGCCTAGTCTACTAAAAAACTGTTCTGCTTTTGTTTTTTGATTCCCGTATTGATGTTTAGGAGCACCATTTCTTTTATCTAAAGGACCTGGAGTGTTCATTCCAAATACCATACTAGGAACTTCTCTTCTAGCACTAGAAGTAGTAGTACCTCTTATTTCATCATCTAATAATCCTTGATTTTCTAAAACTTGTGTAAAATCTTTATTATAAGGTTTATTAAATTTAGTAGGATCTTTACCTTCGCCGGTTTCGATTTTTTTGTTATATTCTGCTGTAGGTAGTTTTTTACCTTTTAATGGTCCTGGAGTATCTGATCTAGTAAATTTAGTACTAGGACTATAACCAGGTAATTGATAATTCATAAAGTTATCTTGAATACATCCAATCCAGTATCCATAA